AAGAATGAGTTGATATGCCGCCGCCTGTGTAGCAGGAGCCGCAGAGTTAAGTTCGTCTAAGAACAAGATAGAAGTATCTTCTGGATCACTAGGAAATTCTAGCGGAGGTGCCCAAGACATAGTACCGAGTTGACTATTGTAAAATGGAATACCTTTGATGTCTGTAGGTTCCCAAAGACTTAATCGAACGTCGATAACATTTCGGTTTTGTTCAGTTCCAATTTGTTTAACAATATCGGATTTACCAATTCCGGGAGGGCCCCACATGAATACCGGGCGTTGCTTTTTCAAGCATTTACGGATGGCTGCTTTAGCTTCGTTAGGGCTAACAGTACGATTTGCGGAAAGTTTTTCTGACATAGTGCTTCTTTCTAAAAAACAGTTGAAGTAAGTTGTTTACAGCATATAGTATAACAAAGATCTTCTTATATGTCAAGCGATTTTTCTGTAAATCTTTCCTTTGCTCTTTGAAATTTAGCAATATTTCCGGAAAATAAAACTAATTGAACAGCAATTTTCTCTCCAAATACATATATCTGTTTGGAAGTTAAGTAAAATGGAGACTCTAGATTTTGATCTATCCAAATTACTAATTTATTGGTAAAGAAAATAGGTTCGTCAAATTTAACTTCATAGAATTTTATATCTGCTTGTTTTAAGCATTCAAATCCTTGTTCTGTTAATCTGAGCCCGCCCTTGCTCTTGGTTCTGATATTATGCCACCAAATTGGTATTGTTTGTTTAATTATTTTCTCGTCAAACACTAGTCCTTGAGCTTCTAATACTAATTTGGTTATTTCATGCTTCTGGGAGATCATTGACTTTTTCACCAGTATTTAATTTATAAACGGAAAAGTCCTGAGTATTAAAAAGTTTGTTTAATTTTTCGGCTAGATTGAAAGCATGGCCGCTATTAGAAAAACTTACTTTTTTATATTTTGGATTTAACTGATGTGCAACTATACTAGTAGTTTTTAAATTGATTGGTTTATCTTGATAAAATACCGCCCAAATGGCTTCAGACTCTAACACCTGTTCAGTTTTATAAGTTTTTTTATTAGTAAATTCTAGCAAAACATTAGGTTTTGGCCTGCTCATGATATACGTATCCCCAAATATACGTATATTTAGTTAAATTTTTTAGAAATTCCCGCCATCCATTTTAATTTCGATCTTATCTGGAGTTTTAGTTTCTGCAATTGTTGCTAAGGTTTGATCTAGCTTTCCTGTTAAACGAGTCATAACCATACTAATGCTATCATATATGTCGGTATATTCTTTAGCAGTTAGTGTTAATGTTTTTTGTCCACTTTTTTTAGCAATTCTTGCTTTTTCTAAAAAGTCTTCTATGGGAAATACATTAATGGGTTTCATTCTTTGTTAATACCGGCTAATGCAGCTTTCATTTCTGTTTCTGTTTTAAACGGACCACGATATGGGTTTCGATCTATAGTAATTAATTTTGGACAAAAACTCTTAACCCATCCCTTATGGAATTGGATTATGTAATATCCTGCACAATACTGACTTTTACTTTTTAAGCTCTTTGCAAACAGTGGTAATTTTTTCTTAATATCGTAAACAGAACCGTGTGGTTTTGAGCCGCATGGATAATCGTATATAAAATAACTAAGCGGTTCTATTTCAAACTTTTGTTTAGTAATAACTACGTCTAAATTATCCACTATATCTTTATAGTTTTTAATATTATACACTTGTCCGTTACGTAAAAGGATATACCCTTTTTTATTTTTAGCAATGGATCCTATCTTTTTGCCTGAATCTTCAAGGATCCATTCTTTATTTGGTATTAATACTTTTGAAATTACGGTGTTCATGCCATGTACCTTGCATTTAATGGTTCTGCATAACTTTGTACTTGTTCACTGATCTTAATCAGATCATATTCAGCGCATAGTTTAAGTAATCTAATACCTACTTGGGAAATATTCTTTTCTGCTGTTGTTGCAGTTTTAATGGTATCACTAATGATAAGTTTAATATTTTCTGGCTGTGCCGTTAGATCGCACAGTACTACATTACGAGTATAATCATCTAACACTCGATGTTCAACACCTTCGTGATCTGACCAACGCTGCAACATGAGATTGTTCCAAGAATATCCTTTTTTCTCTCGATCGACAAACGCATCACGGAGACCAACCTTATTCTTTGTGCCTTTCTCGCGTACTCCCGGATAAGCACTAAATATGTTGTCGGAGGTGTCGCCACGCATACACTTCTCAAAGAGTAACCATGCTGGGTCTGGTGCGCCTTTTGTCTCGCCAGTTTTCTTATCTTTGACAGGCTTACCCTTCTCATCAAAATATCCCTCATGTGTAGTTGTAATCTGCATTACACCGTTATATTGTCGGACATTGGGTGCGATGAGTTGAGCAAAGTCTCCATCTGTCGAAACAACAACATGATTATCATTAGGATGACTTTGTATCCAACCTGCAATCAAATCATCTGCTTCTAACTGCTGATGCTGTAATACAGTACAGTTGGTTTTATTTGTGATGTAATCTTTAAACTGATCAAATGTTTCCCAAAATACACGATCCTCTTCTGCTTCTCTTGGGCTTTGAGCAGCACGGGCTTCTGTACGTTGACGCTTGTAAGGAGCATATACATCCTTGCGCCAGCTACGCCCCTCCAAGAAGAAGATAACATGATCGCCTTTGAAGTCTTTCCATGCCTTGCGGACACTGCCCAATACAGTGGCAAGGCTCATACCGATCTTGTCATTGAGATCGCCTCGAGTTGCATGTCGCGCTCGAAAAAATGTATTTGCAGTATCTACAAGGATATATGTTTGTGTCATTAAGAATTCTCTTTTCTACCATTACCCAAATTGTTTATATCAATTAACCCAGCAGTTCGTTGATTCATATTAACACCTGAATCGTTGCCGACATTCCTACAAAGTTCACCAAACCAAGCATCCACCACTGCTTCTTCTGATTCACCCTTGTATCCATTTGCTCTTAATTGTAACACAAAATATTCATTCCAGTCAAGTTCAAAAAATCCATTGCGTATGTTATCTTTATTGACATGTGTATCTAATACAGCGACCCACGGTTCTTTATTTGCAGTGGCAATTTCTTTCGGAGAAAGTTTTACATTTTCTTCTTTAACTACTTCTGCATCTCTAATGCCGAACAGTTTTTTAATAAATTTTATCATTTAAGTACCCCATTCATTCTTAAATAGCGGCACTTGTAGTCTATCACTATATCTCAAGCCATGCTTCATTGCCAATAATGCTACATTTTTATTATTCAAAGCATATACGCTTTCAACACCACCAACAGGCATCAAGTATACATGACCTTCAAATCCTGCTGTACGATATGCGGCAATAGCACATTCCGCATCAGCAAAGTCTTGTTCCGTAGCAATAACAAATTTCAAATATGCTGTGCCAACTTCTTCATACTCGCAAACACGTTCTGGTTTAATAGCATCGTCCCAAGATTCACCGCTACATGGCAGTTTAGCACTTACACTAAATGTGACTTCTCTCTCGTCTCCACCAAACGTCCAGTCTGCTAGATACTCTTTAAATGCAGTAGTAAGCCGCATTGTACCGTTTGTTTCAAACGTGATCTCTTTTAATCCTACCATCTTAGGATGACTCAACAAGTCTGGATATTGCTTTTGCCAACCTAGCAACGGCTCACCACCTGTAATAACAAGATGTTCGTCACGCCATTCTCCGTGTGGAAGGATTTCCATAATGCGTTCTACAATAGCATCTGTAGTCAGCATTGGGCTTAGATTCTTAAAGTCAGGGTGCCAGCTGGCATAACTGTCACACCCTGTACTAACAAGTGGAAGTTGTTTATAATCGGTGTACAAATGAGCCACTTGTGAAATAAGTTCTGCTTCGGTACTCAGTTCACCACGTGGCATTCCAAATCCGCTACAGGTAAAATTACATCCAAATGTGCGTAAGAAAACAGAAGGGACGCCCATATAACGTCCTTCTCCTTGGATACTATAAAATAATTCTGCTATTTTAATTTTACTCATAAATGCTTGACCATTTCTTTAGTTTTTCAATTTTTGCTTTTTTAGCAACTTCTAAGTTGTCTATAGATATTACACGAAGTTCTAGCATAATGTCAATCATTGCGAGCATATCGCCTAATTCTTCTTCAAGATGATCTCGATTAGTTTTTGGCTTACCTGGTTTAAAATTGTCAATTCCGAATCGACTAATTTTACTGACTGCTTGAATTACCTCTGCACATTCTTCCTGCAGAATATCCATTACTTCTTTTTCTTTACTATTCATTGTTTTGCTTTTTCTGTTAGGTATGTATCGTTCTGGATCCATTTGTTATCAACGAGAAATCCCCATTCTCTACGTTGCGGACCAGGCATGAACATTGTCCAGCAGTCTGTTCCTGCTTTAAGCTCAACACGGTGATAGCTAGTAGCAGGGCAAATACGGAAATGACCAGGCCCACGCCAATGCCGTGTTTCACTGATCTTGGAACCATTGCTATCAAATACTGGAGTCCATTCATAATATCCACCTTTTAAAATTAAAGTTGCGTACGGCCACGGATGATCATGCACATCGTCTGGATCTGATTTAAGAAACTTATGTAAAAATACGTTGAAAGGAAATTTCTTTCTTTCTTTAAGAAACAAATAATATCGTTCTAGGTATGGGTCGTTATTTTGTCTATCTAATACAATACGTTTACGACCTAATTTATCTAACAGATTGAGAAAAAATGACATTTTTATTTTAAGTTGTTTAGCAACGAGTTGCACGAAAAGAAATTTTCTGTAAGAGATTTAGTTTGCTCTTGTAATTTTGGCAAGCGTGTTTCATAGTGTGTCATAGTTTGTATAATATAATTACACACCTGTCTTCTATTGGCAACATAATGATCCCAGTTAATTGTCCACTGGCTCGGATACTTAAATGTATCAAACGCCATTTCACTGTAGCTTAGTCTATCTGGTACCATAGGAATAGCGCCAACAATAGCACCTTCATACCAACTAATGCCTAGTGTTTCTTGTAAGTTGGCACTAAACACCATCTTGGATTGACCTAGTAATGTATGATACTCGTGTTTGCTAAGTTGTTGATCCTGACATACTACAAATTCATATTGTGGTAAGTGTGTAGCTAAGTCACGAAAGATATCTACCTGTTTCTCTGGCGCTATGCGATGAGGAAACAGTATAAGGTCACGCTTTGTCATGTTCTTATACATAGTCAATGTATCTTCCATATATTCCATGGGCCAACCCGAACGTATGATACTAGTATTTTTTCCGCTAAGAGCGTCATTAATATCTTCTTCATACCAAGGATTTTCTGCTGACAATCCATTGTTAAGTAATTCTTTAACAAACAGTTCTATATGAAAGTTTGTAGCAAAGTAGTTATGATCAAATGCATAGTAAAAACTTTTCTCAGCATGTCTAACCAAAGATTTAGCACCAACAAGACGTCCTAGGAAATCCTGTGGATCATATGATCCAGCATGCCAGAGACCGTGTGTGGTTACCGGAATGCCCAGGAGCTCGGCCATGTACTTGAGATTGATGATACCAGGGTGCCAAGCATCAGTAAATATAAAAT